CATAATTTGTTCTCTTTATATTGTGTTGATTCGTGCCGTATGGCGAATTAAGTGTGCCTAAAATAATGCCTATAAATATAGTTAAAGTATACGAAATTTTACAAAGGAAAGCAACCATATAATGGCATTCGGAGACATAGGCAAGATAGTCAAGAACGTGGGAGGGGGCATATTCAACAGGACCCTGGGCAGGCTCACGGGTGCTGGTATTTCCACAGACAGTAGGATCGTAAATGCGAGAGCCAAATGGTCTGGCAGGAACGACAAAAAAGACTGGCGTGTGAGACTTCAAGTACCACCAGGAGATTTACAGAAGTTTTTCGATTTTGACAATAATCCTATTATGAAACCACTTGCGGATTCACAAGGAATATTTTGGCCGTTGACACCAACTATGATTGTACAACACAGTGCAAACTACAATCCCATGGATCAAGTGCATAGCAACTTTCCACATCAAGCATATCAAAATTCACAGGTAGATTCCTTCAATGTTATTGGAGAGTTTCCTGTACAGAACTCCGAGGATGCCAAGCACTGGGTAGCAACGGTAAATTTCTTAAGGACAGCCACTAAAATGTTTTTTGGACAAGAAGGAGGGATCGATGGACTGAAAGGTAATCCGCCACCTATCTTGCACTTCTATGGTTATGGTGATCACATGTTCAACAAGGTACCTGTTGTCATGAACACTTTCAACGTGGAACTGAGACCAGGAATTGATTACATTTCTACCAAACAAGAAAATACTCCATACAGAGAATTGAACGGTCCTGATGCTGGATTTGAGCAATCAGTAATAGCGGGGGAATCTCAGACCTGGGCACCAACGCTGTCAAACATTTCTGTAATGTTGACACCTATCTACAGCAGAGATTCGATCAAGAATTTTTCTATGAAAAAATTCGTCAACGGAGAGTTGAACGGTAAAGGAACAAACGAGGTAGGATTTATTTAATGGCCAAGTACTCAAACACATCACCATATTTTGAGACAAGCGAGATTGCAAACTATCTTGACGTGTTAAATCCAAGGACCATAACTGCGGAGGACGACGACCAGAGTTACACAGTAGAAAGGACTTACGCCTACAGACCAGATCTTTTGGCCTATGACTTATATGGCTCACCTAGGTTGTGGTGGGTTTTCGCACAGCGTAACCCAGACCAGATAGAGGATCCCATCTACGACTTCAAACCGGGAGTGACGGTTCAACTGCCAAAGAAAGAGAACCTGCTCAAAGACTTGGGGATATAACCCATGGCACCAATCAATTACGTGAAGAAGAAATTAGACAAGGAGAAATGGTCTAACTACGAGAACGCCGCCTACGCAAGGAAGGATAGCATCAAGCAACTTCCGTTGAATCCTGATCCAAATGTATTACACCAGTTCGCCTCATACAACACACTGTTCACGCTGTCTGCTCTCAGTTCAACAGAGATAAGGAACCCGAAACAGTTCTTCCAGGGCAAGCCACACGACATCATCGCACAGAGTGGTGGCATAGGACCAGATGCCAACAGGAACGACAAGCCGGCCTTCGAGCAGGAGAACCAGTTCACGGATGAGACAAAGAAAACAATAATAAAGAACCAAGGCCTCCGAGATGCATTGGGCAGGGCGACCACAGAGTTCATGAAGAACAATGACCTCTATTTCAGGAACGTGGAGATGACATCCGTACCAGGTTACAATGAGAAGAGGCGTCTGACCAGTGTCACTAACATAAAAATGGAATTGGCCGAACCCGCAGGCATCACACTACTCGAGAAAATCAAAGCCGCCGCGGCCAACAACGGTTACTTGGATCACTTAGACGCACCATACATGCTCACGGTTGAATTCAAGGGTTTTGATGAGAACGGAAAACAAATCAAAGAGAACAACGATTACGTGAAGAGGGTGATACCGATCAAGATCATGACGATGGACATAGATGTGAACCAGGCAGGCGCTTACTACACAATACAGGCGATACCCTACAACGAGTTCGGCTTCACTAACGTGTACATGTATCCTAGGACCAGCGGAACTCTATCATCCACCACGAAGAATTTCAAAGATGCTGTGGTAGATCTCCAGAGAATACTGAACGAGCAAAATCAAGACGAGAAGGTCAGGCAATACAACCAATTCCCGGACCAATATGACATCTCGATAAGCCAAGACCTGGATCCGGACACGCAACTATCTTTCGACCTACTGTCACAGGTGGGCATGTCAGAGACCAGAACCCTTCAGGAGCCAGGCAGTGATGCGTTCAAATTGGATTACTTGAAATTCAGTTCAGAGACCAGCATATTGAAATTGCTGGAGGATCTGATGAGGACCCATCCCAAGTACGGGGCCAAAAGTTTCGAGGAATGGAGTGAAGCGGTCAGCAAACGAGGCACGGATAGATTCAATCCCAATGAAGGTCTATCAACATACTTCAAGTACTTCCGTATACGTACCAGCATAGAGCCAACGCCGAACTTTGATGAGATCAGACAGACCAACGCCAAGATAATACGTGTCGTGGTAGAACCATACTACATCAGTGCCTACAACTTGGCAACGGCTGGCGTACACCAGGATAAAAATTTCCAGACCTATGTGGCCAAGGACTACAACTACATATTCACGGGCGACAACCTTGACATACAGAACCTAGACATCAACTACAAGGTGGCCTACTACCAATCGAGGTTGAAGGATCTTGAGGCCAGTGAGAGCAGGACCTTCACTTCGGATAACACGGCCCAGAGCGAGGACACGGGCACACCTACCAACAGGCAAAAATGGGGACCATTTGATTATCTGCCGACCAAGACCGAAACCGGACTGTACAAGACCTCTAACAGTGGTAGGACAGCCAAGAGTGACGCAAGGGTTGACCAGTTTTTTGATGCCATCACCAATCCAACTGCTGACATGGTGGTCATCAGGATGGACATACTGGGTGATCCGGCCTGGTTGGGACAGAGCCAGTTCATTCCACCCACTCCGGTGAACAGCAACGGCAGTTCCGTAGACAACAATATCGAGTTCTTCAGGGGAGGAGAAAAAGACAACATATGGAATCCAACGCTGAGATGTTTCAATGTGGACGTGGCGGAACCTGTGATCAACTTGACATTCAAAACGCCACAGGATCTTAATGATCAGACAGGCGTGTACGAGTTATCATCGGAGCGACAGGCGGTGTTCTCAGGCCTCTACAAGGTGTTCCAGGTGCAACACAACTTCACCGATGGCAAGTTCACACAGACTTTGACGATGACACGTTTCAACAATCAGGACCGTAAAGTGACACAGACCAGCAACGAAAAAATCGTCAAGAAAAACGGTGTAATAACTAGTGTAGGCTCACACGCCGCATTTGGTAATGCTTGGCAGAGAGTCATAGACAAGAAAATTATCAATGACCCCAATGGATTATCATAATGGCAAGTAAAGATTATTTGAAAGGACACGCATCCACCGCCAAGGCACCGGGCAACGACACGCAGTGGTCAGGTGAAAACGCTGGACCATACATAGGTGTTGTGAAAAACAATACCGATCCATTGAAGATGGGCAGGCTACAGGTGAACATACCCAGCCTCAGCAAAACATCAGATCCTGTCAGCGGAAATCTCATAACCTGTGAATATCTTTCGCCGTTCTATGGTGCGAAGGATGTGAGGTATAATCTTCCGGGATCAACCAAGTACGAACACAGCCAACACAGTTATGGATTCTGGGCGGTACCACCGGACATAGGCACAAGGGTGCTTGTGATATTCGCTGAAGGTAAAATGGACCAAGCGTTCTGGATAGGTTGTGTACAGGAGCCTTTGGTCAACCACATGGTTCCGGGCATAGCGTCCAGTGAGAAGACCTGGGACAAAAGCAGTGGTGGCCCAGCAGGACAATTCAGTTCAGATGTGGACAAGATGGACACGTATGGAACAAAAGTTGTTCCGTCAGGAGAAATCAACAGGAGCATACCGGGTGTGACAGCAACCAACTATGATAGCCTCAACAAGCCAATACACCCGATGGCAGAGGTATTACAGAAACAAGGACTGTCGGAGGACACCATAAGGGGGACAACAACCAGTTCGGCTAGGAGAGAGACGCCTAGCAGTGTTTTTGGAATCAGCACACCAGGTCCTATAGACAAGACAACCACACAACAAACTGTGGGAACAAAAGATACTAACAAAAAAGATTTTGTGACAAGAAGGTCAGGACACACATTCGTGATGGACGACGGAGACACAAATGGCAACAACCAATTGACAAGATTAAGGACAGCATCCGGACATCAGTTACTGATGCATGACACACAAGGAATTGTGTACATAGCCAACGCTTCAGGAAACGCCTACATAGAGATGCAGGCAAATGGAAGGATAGACGTCTACTCTGGTGTTGGTGGTATAAACTTACGTACGGAGGGAGATTTCAATCTTCATTCAGATTTGAATATCAACATGCACGCCAACGGACAGATCAGGATGAGTTCTGCCAAGGAGATGATACAGAGTGCTGACGCAGTTGTTACTGTAGGAGACAAGGCTATCCTTCAAAGTTCTCCGGCGGGAGGCATACAGAACTACGCTTTGAATTCTATCAGTTCTTACACTCCAGGTGCTCAACTGCATGGAGCACTAGGACAGTTCCACGTACAGGGTGGTAGGATTGATTTGAACCTTCCAATGGGAGGTGTAGGCGACGATGGCGAGCAAGGTATAGCCAAGTGGGGACCACACTGGTTGAACGCAGAGAAGGTCGGTATGAATCTCAGAGAAGAGGGAGATGTGGAACTGGCACAGAAAGGACTTAAACCATTACAGGAATTCACAAGGAAGACCAAGACCACAGTTCACAGGTTGGTCACACACGAACCCATGTTCCGAGCAAGTGTGATTAGTGGTGATGGTGTGATACCTATCGACGCTGATGACAAGAAACAATGGTACAGGAACGCAAACACACCAGGCACACCGGAATTCATAAATCAGCAGAACAGGGTAGATGCCAACAGCACAATTAGAGACGCACAGTACCAAGCGGACGCATTACAATATGTGAAACAGAAAATAGGCAACAGCACAGACGCCGCCAAAGCCAAAGAGTTGTTGACCGAATTTGGATTGAAGTACAATGAGATATACGGAATTACACAGAAAATAGATCTGCCATTTGACATAAAGGACAGCATCACAGAGAAGATCAAGGGCATAGAGTTCAACTCAGACATCAAAGATCTGACCAACACCCTCACATCTCAGGTGGTGGATGTTTTGTCAGGCAAGAGCACGGAACTGTTTAAAGACAACGTGTTCGTCAACCAAGCAGGTGAGTTGTTCTCACTCGCCGGGGATACCAACAAGACGGCCATTGGGGCAATTGACGTGGCCAACAAGACACTCAACACCATAGACGGATTGAAAGGTAACCTGAAATCAGGCGATGTGATAGGAACCATAGGCACGCTCAACAGCATAACGCAGAACTACACCACTGTGGTCGGAGGCAAGATCCTTGCCATGGACTCGATCAAGAAGTTTGCGACGGCGAAAGGATTGTTCAACGCCAGAGATGCCGCCATGGGCAAACAGACATTCCTACAGAACGTTGGCGGAAATATAGCGTCCAAGATAGGAAACATAGGCGGTGCGGTCAAGAGTTTCTTCTCAGGATTCAAGTTCAGCGATGCCAGGTTAAAAAAAGATATAAAATTAATTTCAAGATCGCCACAGGGAATCAACATCTACGAGTTTAAATACATACACATGTCAGGCACATACCAAGGCGTGATGGCACAGGAAGTGCCGTGGGCAAGGGCAATGACCGACACAGGATTCTATGCAGTGGACTACAATAAAGTAGATGTAGAATTTAGGAGATTAAACTAGGATGGCATATGGAGATTCAGGATCAGGAGACCTATCAAACAAGTCAGTGACCTTCAAGGGTTTCAGTTCACGTGCGGACAAGCGTAACTTCAAACTTTACGACTTCGAAGTGGCCAAGCAGGACCTCATCAACAGGTTATCGATACGTAAGGGCGAGAGGGTTGAGAACCCGGAGTTCGGCACCATAATATACGATGCCATATTCGAACCATTCACAGAAGCGTTGAAGGACGCCATAGTTGACGACATCACTGCCAATCTCAACGCGGATCCACGCATCAGCACACAGGAGATCTTGGTAACGGAAGCGGACAAGGGCATAGCCATACAGGCCACAATCACATATGTGCCTTTGAATATTACCGAGAAACTACGTTTCAACTTCGACGAGAATTCACTGCTACGCCTATCTTAAAGTACGCACTTAATTTAATATATAAATATCCATACAAACAGTATGGCCACTACAGATAGACAGAACAGATTATTAGTCGCGGAAGATTGGACAAAGATCTACCAGGCTTTCCAACAGGCTGATTTCAAGAGTTATGATTTTGAAACTCTACGTAGGACAATGGTGGCCTACCTACGTGAGAACTACCCGGATGATTTCAATGATTTCGTAGAGAGTTCTGAGTACGTGGCATTAATTGATCTGATAGCCTACATTGCACAAGCACTTTCTTTCAGGGTCGACTTGAACGCAAGGGAGAACTTCCTTGAAACAGCGGAAAGAAGGAATTCAGTTTTAAGGTTAGCGAGACTAATCAACTACAACGCAAAGAGAAACAGACCCGGCACAGGATTATTGAAGGTTGATTCGATATCCACAACACAGGATGTACAGGACAGCACAGGGACAAATCTAGCAAATCAAAATATTATTTGGAATGATTCTGCCAACGCAAACTACAGAGAGCAATTCACTGCCATACTGAATGCGGCAAACCAGACAGGGCAACTGTTTGGCAATCCAAGGGAGTCTGGCAAGATAGGCGGCATAGACACAGACGTATACACACTCAGTTCTAATCAATTGGATCTCCCAGTTTTCAACTTCCAGAAATCGGTAGGCGGTGTTTCTCGAAATTTTGAGATAGTGCCTAGCACAATAAGTGAATCGGAATCAATATACGAGTCATCACCAGTGTCTGGTACAGGACTGACGTACACATATAGGACAGATGGAGCAGGGGACAGTTCTAACAACACAGGATTTTTCTTCTTGTTCAAACAAGGTTCGATCGAGTATCAAGATTTCACAGTAGATACCAGTGTCACTAATTTTATCAAGAGTATTGACACACCAAACATCAACGACACAGATGTTTGGCTATACAAATTAGACCAGTTCGGACAGTTGTCTGAGAATTGGACAAAAGTTCCTTCGCTCACAGGTAACAACGCAATTTACAATTCTTTGGCAAAGACTGAAAGAAACATTTACAATGTCGTGACGAAAAACAATGATGCAATTGATCTTGTGTTTGGTGATGGCAACTTCTCCAACCTACCTCTAGGAAACTTCAGGGTATATTATAGGACAAGCGACAACACCAAGTATGCGATACAATCAGCAGACATGCAGGGAATACAATTGACAGTTCCTTACACTGACGCCAATGGAGCACAACAATCACTAGCAATGACTGTGAGCCTCAAGTCCAGCGTTTACAACGCGGCGGCCACAGAATCAAATGATTCAATAAAAGAGAAAGCGGCACAGGTCTACTATTCTCAGAACAGGATGATCACTGCGGAGGACTACCAAGTGGTTCCATTATCTGCGTCACAAGAGATTGTCAAAGTTAGATCTGTTAATAGATCAGCATCTGGGATATCAAGAGCAAAAGAAATTGTTGATCCAACAGGGGCGTATTCAAATGTCAGTGTCTTTGCGGAAGACGGAATACTTTATAGGGAAGAATCAACACAGCAGTTCACATTCACTTTCAACAACAGAAGTGACATACAGTCAACCATAGACAAGTCTGTTGAAGCAAAATTAAAAGAAGCGTATGCTAGAAATTTCTACTATTTGAAATATGCCACAAAAGATGTGAGCACACTTTCAGCAACTTGGAATTCCACAACAACATCAACAAATACGAATACCGGTTACTTCACGTCAGGCGGAGCACTTGTGATAGGTGATTACGCTACCTCAAATATGAAGTACGCAAAACCAGGAGCACTTGTGAAATTCACTTCCCCAGACACCAGAGAATTCAAGAACGGAACATTAGTGACTTCAGGAACAGACGAAGCAGAAGATAGACTATGGGCCAAGATAGGTGCTGTAGTTTTAGATGGAGCAAACAGCGGTACCGGTAACTTAGAATCTGGTGTTGGTCCTGTGACATTAGCGAACATAGTGCCGAATGGTTCTGTTATAAATGCAATTATACCTAATTTGACAACGTCATTCTCTACAACATTAGAAGCAGATCTTATTGACAGGATAGAGGCATACGAAGAATTTGGATTAAGATATGATGTTGACACAGAAACTTGGAAAGTAATAACTTCAACAAATCTAAGCACCAGTTCAGATTTTAATCTTGCTTCGGCGGGATCTACTGCTGGTACTAACAGTGACGCAAGTTGGTGGTTCAAGTTTACAAACGACGGAAACACTTACACAGTACAGTACAGAAAACTAGATTACATTTTTGAATCAGAGGGTCAAAACAAATTCCATTTTGACTCACAAGAAAAAATCTATGATTACAAAACAGGCAAGAGTGTCAAGGATATGGTCAAAATTCTAAAAACAAATAGTATTGTGTCTACAGGTAACAGCATTGGTTATCCGATAACGTGGCAAGTTACTGATGTGATCACAGAATCAGATGGTTTCCAGGACAACAGGAAAGTCAAAGTTGGTTTTTTTGACGACGACGATGACGGTGTAGTGGACAACCCTGAACTGTTTGACATATACGTCGAACCAACACTATCCGAATCAACAAAATTTGTGTTCTTTGAGAAGTACACCTCTTATGACAGCATTGAAAGATTCAGACCATATGCGGCAACAAACTTTGTTGTAACGCAGAATGAAACTGATATCACTCTTAATACTGCTACCTACTCAGACAATCAGTTGTTCTATTTCTATGACAGTGCTGAAGATGTGATCAAGAAATACAGTTCTACCACAAACACCTTGACAACAACAACAGATTACATAGCAAGGAAAGGTAGAAGTTCGATCAATTTCCAGTACAAACATCACGCAGGACAGGATACAAGGATAGATCCGAGTGTGTCAAACATAGTGGATGTCTATCTTTTAGAAAGGACATATGATAATCTTTTCAGGATTTGGCTACAGGATGGAGGAACAAAACCTACAACTTCCACGTCTGATCAATTAAGGATCAATTACTCAGGCACACTTAACCCTTTGAAATCATTGTCAGATCAGATCATTTACCATCCTGTGAAATACAAGATTCTATTCGGATCAAACGCAGACGAAGAACTACAAGCAACTTTCAAAGTGGTCAAGAATCCAAAGACAAACGTATCAGACGCTGTCATAAAGACCAGAGTGATCGCCGCGATAAATGAATTCTTCGCACTAGACAACTGGGATTTTGGAGACAGTTTTTACTTTACAGAATTAGCCGCATACATTCACAATGAACTAGCACCAGACTTATTGACTGCAGTGATAGTTCCTAATCAATCCGGACAGAGTTTTGGGTCTCTGTTCCAGATAGATTCAGCGGCGGACGAAATTTTCATCAGTGGGGCCACCGTTGATGATGTGTCTATTATAACAGCATTAGGAGCCAACCAATTGGCGGCATCCGGTACTGTGGTCACATCAACATCAACTGCCACGACAAACACCACAACAGGATCAGCAGTGTCAGGCTCTACTACATCAGGTTCGGGATCAAGTTCCGGCAGTAGTGGGGCAGGATACTAATGGCAGACAATCCCACAAATCCACTTACAAATAACGAAGTCGTAAAACAGGGCACGAACGAATACAGACGTACTGTACAACACCTACCCGCTTTTTACAGGACTGACGCCAACCAGAGATTCCTGGCCAGCACGATGGATCCGTTGATCCAAAAAGGATCACTCGAGAGATTAGACGGTTTCATAGGGAGGCAAGACGCCTATACCAGAGACGTGAATGACAGATATCTCACTGCCACAAGCAGAGATAGATTTGCTTATCAGTTAGAGCCTACTGTGACATACACAGACAGAGACACAACTTCTGTGAATCCAGAGGATCAGGTCAAGTTTACAGGTACCTATGACGACTACGTAAATCAAATCAAATATTTCGGTGGTAAGACAAACAACCACGACAGGCTCAACAAGGAGACTGTGTACAGTTGGAACCCTGCCATAGACTATGACAAGTTGGTCAACTACAGGGAGTACTACTGGATCCCAGAAGGTCCTGGTGCCATAGAGATCGACTCAGTTGGTCCATCGGCAGTGGTCGAGTACAAGGTTATCAACAATGCCCGAGCGGCATATGAATTTGTTCACAGAGAGAATGAGAACAATCCAATCCTTACACTATACAAAGGAAACACGTACAAGTTTGATGTAGATGCCAAAGGACATCCTTTCTGGATAATGACAGAACCTTACAAGAGCAAAGTGTCAGCAGACGGATCAACCTCAACAATTTTTGACACAGGCGTAACCAATAACGGTGCTGACGAAGGCACTGTGACATTCACTGTGCCCACAACAGGTGTGCCGGCAACACTTTACTATCAGTGCGGTAACCACGATGCCATGTACGGAATTATACAGATCAAAGATGCCACAAGCACCACAATGATCAATGTCGAGAATGATATAGTCGGTGCTAAAAATTATAGCCTTAGGACGCTCGATCTTTCCAATGGAATGAAAATAAAATTCACAAGTGCGTTGGTCACATCCGCTTATCAAGGCAAAGAATACTATGTGGAAGGTGTTGGTGACGCGATAACTCTTACTGACGTTGAAGACTTGATAACCCCAGGCAGTTACGCCACAGAGTCAACTATACTTTATGACCAGGTTGGTTACGATTCAAGGCCTTATGCTAAAGCATACTACAGTCCTGAAACCAAGGATTACATAACCATAAAGAGGGATTCTATAGATCAAAACGCTTGGTCGAGATACAACAGATGGTTCCACAGATCAGTTATAGAAGAGACAGCGAGGATCGGTGGCTTCACACCAGAGTTGAACGAGGACGACAGGGCAAAGAGGCCTATCATAGAATTTGATTCAGGGTTGGCACTTTACAACCACGGCACGGTGGCCAAAAAATCTGTCACACTGTATGACACAGTGACCACGGACGCATTCAGTACAGTAGTAAAACAAACAGGTTACATCGTGGATGGTGTGTCACTTGCGGACGGAATGAGAGTTGTGTTTGCAAATGACACAGATCCTTTAGTAAAAAATAAGATATATGATGTAAGTTTCGTCACTGCCGGCGATAGCACACAGGTGATTGCCCTGGCAGAAGCGTCCGATGCCGCTCCTAGCGACAACGATTCTATATTCATCGAATTTGGTACCGCAAATCAAGGAAACACATATTACTACGACAGTACATCAGAGACATTCAAGGACGCACAACAGAAAACGGGTGTTAACCAACAACCACTATTTGGAATGTGGGACAACAATCACGTGTCCTTTGACGACACAACCACTTATCCTACAAGCACGTTTGCTGGGGCCAAGGTTTTTGAATTCGCAACTTCAGACACGGCTACCACAGATACAGTTTTGGGAATCAAGGTCAAGTACAACACAATCAATAATGTCGGTGATATAGTTTTTGAATCAGATCATACATCAGGCACATTCACATACAAGGACGGAAAGACCACGGTAACAAAGAAATTAGCGGAAGGACATCTGCACTACACGACGGGAAGATCAACACACAATTCTCGTAGTGCTTGGATCAAAAGGACCAACGAAAGCAAACAGAGAGTTATCAGGACATTCATAGTAGATAAAACTGAAAAACAATTTTTCCCAATAGACTTCTATAAAGACTCTGCTGACTTGTCTGACCTTGAAGTTTCAGTTTCTGTGAACGGAACAAGGAAAACGCAGACAACCGACTACACACTCGTGGATGGAACAAAAAACAAATATGTGAAATTTAATGAAGTATTAGAAGTAAACGATCAAATAAGGATCGCAGGCTACAGCAGTGCTGAAAAAGTCGATGGCAAAGGAATATACGAAGTACCTGAAAATCTTTCGACAAACAGTCTTAACCAGCAGTTAGGTACTTTCACTTATGGACAAATATTAGGCCACGTGAAAGATATCTTCGATAAGAATCAAGATGTCACAGGTGCGATCCCTGGAGCCTCAAACCTCAGAGACAAGCCAGATGCCAGACTCAAAGGCGGTAGCATACATCAGCATGAAGGACCATTGCTACCTGCTATATTTCACTTGATTGATCAAGAAGCCAACTTCGTTACTTCTGTGGATTACGTGGCACAAGAATATGAGAAATGGTACAACGCTTTCTTGACCCATGCGACAGGAACAGCATACGAGGGTGTTGCGGCTGACAGGGTTGACGAGATTATCACAGCAATTACTCCGGGTAGGACAAGCAGTTTCCCATTCTATTACGAAGACATGATAGGATACGGAGAAAATGTGTCCACAAGGAACTACACTGTGTTGGGATCATCACAAACAGACTACGCATTAGATTCACAACACAACATAACCACGCCAAGCAACCGTGCTGTATATGTTTACTTGAATGGTACGCAGTTGTTGTTGGGCACAGACTACACGTTCAGCACCACAGACGACAGCGTCAGCATTAGTAAGACACTGGCAGAAGGTGACAAGATTGTAATCAAGGATTACACTGACACCACAGGCAGTTACATGCCACCATCGCCTACTAAACTTGGAATGTATCCTAAGTTCAAGCCAGAGGCGTTCACAGACACCACTTACATCACTGACACAGCAGTGATCAGGAAGCACGATGGTAGTATAATAAAAGCGTATGGCGACGAACGTGATGATTTGATCTTGGAACTTGAGAAAAGAATCTATAACAACTTGAAGACAGCGTATGATTCATCATTGCTAGATATCAATGATGTGGTACCCAGTGCGTTCACATCAACAGATTACAGCACTGCGGAGATTGACAACGTAATGGGTCCTGACTTCTATAATTGGGCAGGTAGGAACAACGTGCAGTACATCAACAACACAGTATTCAGTGAAGGTTCGCCTTTCACATACAATTACTCAAGATCAACTGATAGGTTGAATGGTGCCAAACTTCCGGGCCATTGGAGGGCAATTTACAAATATTTCTACGACACTGATTCACCTCACACAAGACCTTGGGAGATGTTCGGACACTCAGAGAAACCAAGCGACTGGGAAGACACATACGGTGCGGCACCTTACACCTCTGGAAATGATGTCCTATGGGACGCATTAGAGGCCGAGCCAGGAAGATACGGAAAGCCTTTGATAAAATCCTACTTACCGGTTGATGCATCTGGAAACTTATTGGATCCATTGGCGGCCGGCCTAGTTAATAACTTTGATATACCAGGAAGGCAGAACGCATGGAAGTTTGGCGATCAGGCACCGGCGGAGACAGCATGGAGGAGATCTAGTGCCTATCCTTTTGCGGTTATCAAAACATTGGCCCTAACAAGACCTGCCAGGTTCTTCTCTAATATGTTTGACCCGTCTAGGTTATCGACAAACACTGCCGGCAACCAGATTTACGCCGAAACAGGAGTGAGACAGACACTTGCTTCTTCTAAATATCATATCGAGACGCTTACAGATGAAGACACGGGGGTAACCACGAGGTATCAGACCGCGGGTTATCAACCTATTATCGTAAACTATCTAATTAATAGGAATTTGAATGTCAAAACTTTCTATCATGATAAGATGAAAGCGTTAACGGTTCAGTTGGCGTACAAGTTAGGTGGATTCACGGACAAAGACAACATCAAGGTACTGACGGACAGTGTGTCGCCAGGATCTACATCTGGATCTAAGTTTATTCCAGACGAAAACTACAAGATATTATTCAGAACATCAAATCCCGTTGAAAGTTTTTACTATTCTGGAGTGTTGATCGAGAAGAACACCAACATAAGCGAAGATGGATCCACTGTATTGGGTGGATATAAAGTTTTAGGTTACAGCACCATCAAACCATATTTCAACTTCAACTATCCTGTGAAGACAACAACGGCAAACAAGGTTTCAGTTGAAGGATCGGTCAACGTGGAACAATACAAACTTTACCAAGAAGCAACACAGACTATACCTTATGGTTATGTGTTTGACACGATACAAGACGTTGCCGACTTCTTGTTTGGATACGGGCACTGGTTAGAGTCACAAGGATTCAAGTTCAACAAATTTTCTAATGAACTTAAAGAGACGTTGAACTGGTCCAACGCTGTCAGAGAGTTCCTGTTCTGGACCACACAGGAGTGGGCACCAGGTTCGGCCATCACAGTTTCACCTGCCGCTGATGGATTCGAGTTGGATACCAATAACAGTATTGTAGGCAAATTAAGAAACCTAGCAGGAGACTATTCTTTATTGGATTCAGGTGGTAGAAAAATAGATGTCAAAGAGCTCTCGACCAAACGTATTGGAAAAACGTTTGAACTGGGCATTAAGTCTGACACAGTAGGACTTTATAATGTTGCCTTGAACACAGTTCAAAAAGAACACATTTTAATTTTTGACAATCAAACTGTATTCAGTGATGTGATATATGATCCATCGACAGGATTTAGACAACAAAGATTGAAACTAGTTGGCTGGAAAACAGCAAATTGGAACGGAGACTACTACGCTCCAGGATTCATGTTTGACTCAGCACAGGTGAAATATTGGTTGGCAAACACAGATTACAGCATCGGCGACAGTGTTGAATACCAAGGCAAATTTTATGTATCAAAAAGTAATCACAATTCAGGCAATACTTTTGATAATAGTAAGTGGACTCTTAAAGACAATAAACCAGCACCACAACTGATTCCAAACTTCGATTACAAGATATCACAGTTCAACGATTTCTACAATCTAGAAACAAACAATTTCGATGAATCACAACAGCAGTTAGCACAGAGATTGATAGGATACCAAAGCAGAGACTATCTAGAAAATCTTTTTGTCAATGATGTGTCGCAATACAAATTCTATCAAGGTTACATCAGGGAGAAGGGCACACAGAATGCCATAGATAAATTACTCAAAGCCAAGTACGAAGGCGAAGATATAACTTTGGATCTGTATCCCGAATGGATGATACGTACAGGAAATTTTGGTAACACTGATTCCACAGAAAATATTCAATTATACCTAAGGGACAACGAAGTAACGGCAGATCCACAGAGCATAGAACTGGTCAACACAACCAACGACACTGCCGACTACTCAAGATCTCTCAAAGTAGTACAAAATGATCTTTACTACAAACCAGTTGAATACACAGCATCGACCACTTTTTCAAGATATGATTACACCAAGCAGGGAGTTGACAGAGACAATGTACAAAAATTCAAGACAGCAGGGTATCCTCAACTAGAACAGGTGCAACACACGGCCTACAACATTGACGATTTGTTCAATCTTGACATAAACGGTGTACAGAACAAAGATCTGATTTGGGTTGCCAACAAGAGTAACTTAGATTGGGACGTATTCAGGATCACAAACGCTGGTGTGAAGATTGCAACGTTGTTGCTGATCAATGATGCCACGCAGTTAGAAATAACATTCACGGGATCTCATGGTCTATCAGCGGGCACAACAACTTCTACAGCAGACTTGTTTGCCATAGCGAACAGTGAGGAATCAACACTCAACGGAGTGTATCAGGTCCAATCGACACCGGATCATAAAACAGTTGTAATAGATTACTCAGGTAATGTTGGATTCATTCCAGCACTGGAAGATGGTTCTACAGCAGATAGTTACGGGAATGTTTACAAATTTGTTTCTGTGAGATTGTCGTCCATGGACAACGTGAACGATCTTTTACCGTTCAACGATTATGATGACAAACAGGTAGCACAAGATGTCAACGGTGATCATGTGTTTGCGGATGCAGACGCTTCTGGACTATGGCGTGTGTATGAGAAACAAGATCCATATACAACTGCTTTACAACTTTCTCCTGATGATGCGACAGCGTCACAGGAGTTTGGATACAGGATTGTTGCCCGTAACGATGGGCGTACAGTTGTAGCATCTGCTCCTGGCAAAGGACAGGGAGAAGTTCACTTCCTATTCAGGACTTCGACTGAGCCGGGGACTACTTTGCTTACACAGGCGAGTGCGACGATGACCGACAATGACGATAATACCAGCAGGCTAGGTGAGTCATTGTCAATGAGTACAGATGAGAACTTTGTTGTGGCAGGAGCACCTTATACAAATGCACTAGGATCGGACGGAAGCACAAGATTCACAGATTCAGGATTGATCAAAATTTACGTTTGGGGTCCAACGACCTTCAAATATGGTATATTGAACACAATCACTCCACACGTGGATGCCGCTTCGCAGAACTTTGGATGGGCACATAAAATATCAGAGCCGGGATCTAGTTCGTCTAGAAGTACAGCACAAAAATATTTGTTTGTGTCGGCACCAGGACACAGCAGTGACAAGGGCAGGGTCTATGTATACACGTGGGGTATAGGTGCAGATGGTTCCACGTACGACACTTGGACAAAAGATTACACATTAGAAGCACCAGCGGGTGGGTCAGGACAGAGATTTGGACACAGGATAGAGGCCAACGACAACGGTGACATACTTGCCGTAAGTTCATTAGCACCAGGCAACGCCGGTAAGGTAGAGATATTTGTAAGATCAGGTGCAGACGGCAGTTCAGCATCCACATTCACGCTCACCCAAACATTGACGGGCGTTACATCAGATGGTTCAACGGCAAACACCGCGTTTGGAGAGTCCATTGCCATGAGCAAGGACGGGTCAACATTGATAATTGGAGCACCTGGCGTGGACAATAGTGACCATGCCGATTCGGGTGCAGTTTATTATTACAAATGGAACGCCGACGGTTCCACTAACACTTACACACTTCAGCAGACCATCACAGTGCCAAGCACTTACGCCAACATGAAATTTGGGTCAACGCTATCAATCAATCATACTGGAAAAAGATTAGTGATTGGTGCTGAGAACTTCGCAAGTTCTAGGGAAATGAAATTTGACAGCGGCGAGACTACTTTTGATCTGCAGGACACAGTGATAGTAGACTCAAACACTGGATCGGGCGGTGCGTTCACGGCCACAATGTATAATACCAAGTTTGTGTTAGACGATAGATTAATGGCAGACAATGTTTCCGCAAATGATGATTTCGGAAGAGGTGTATGTGTCATAGACAACTCTGTGTTTGTTGGTGCTCCAGACGACGACGGTAATGTTACATCAGACGGAAGCACAAGATTATTGAATGATGGCACAATGACTTGCTATGACCTTACTGAGAATGGACACTATGCTTGGAAAAACATCACAACAGAGACAGCATTGATAGATGTGGATAAACTTGGACAAGTGTTCCAGTTTAGCACAAAGACAAAACAAATAAATGACCATTACGATCTTTATGATCCTATCAAGGGCAGGATATTAGGAGTAGCAGACAGGGAAATCAACATCAAAACTGCTTGGGATCCGGCTTCGTATAATGTTGGACAGTCGGCCAACTTCAAAACTGCGTGGGCAGAAAATCACATAGGTGAAGTATGGTGGGATCTCTCAACAGTGAAATGGTTATGGTATGAGCAAGACAGTCAAGAGTATAAGACTAATAATTGGGGAGCGACTTTCCCTGGATCCAGTATAAATGTATATGAGTGGGTGGAATCTCGACTGTTACCAAGTGAATGGAATCTAAGATCAGAAGGCACAGGTGAAGCAGTTTCGGGGACAGCACTGTATGGTGACGATTCTCAATTCTCGGTTGTGCAGAAATACGATTCAAGCCTGGACAGATTCATCAATTACTACTACTATTGGGTAAAAGGCAAAACTACATTGCCTGCCAACAGTGTGGTGACAAGAAAGAACACGGTTGGGTTCGTGGCCAACGTTATCGCTAATCCAAAAACTTTTGATTTCAAATATTATGCGATCACCGGAACTAACAGTCTTTTAATAAACAACTACAGTGATTTAAGCAACGATGACATAGTGTTGAACGTTGACATCAGAAACAACACTTTTGATGCCACATCACACAGTGTATGGACATTGGTCAGAGAAGGTGACAAGGAAAGCAAGCCGAGCACGGTGATAGAAACGAGATGGTGGGATTCATTAATAGGTAAGAACGAGTCAGGCGATCTAGTACCTGATTTCAAACTGCCTGTGAATGAACGTTATGGAAACAGTGTAAGGCCTCGGCAAAGTTGGTACGTAGATAGATATTCCGCGTTAAAAGAAATAATCGATTACGCCAACACAATGTTAAAGAAAAATCAACTGTCTGGAACAATTAATTTAGATAACCTCGATTCAAAAGATCCAGAACCAACAGCACAGAGTCTTGAGTGGGACGCATCAGTGGACACATATGCGGAATTGAATTACATCAACACAGCGGATCTATCAGGTACAGTGAACTACTTGGTCAAGGCAGACGAAACTGCCAACAACTTCTGGACGATATACCAATGGGATGGCACGGAGTGGTCAAGGACCAAAGTACAGACCTACAACACCTCAGCGTACTGGAGTTACACTGACTGGTACAAGGTGGATGGTGATATGATCCATGACGAGAACACAAAAATTGACAAACAAGTCACGTATCAATATGAATTAGACACGCTTGATCTACAGATAGGCAAACACGTGAAAGTTACCTCCGCGGACACAGGTGGTTGGAAACTGTTCATGAGGACAGCGTCTGGATGGGAAAACGTAGGAACAGAGAACGGCACAATAAGACTATCAACCAAATTGTATGACTATTCACAGGATGCCACTGGCTTCGCGGGACAAGACAGTTTCGACGATAACTTCTTTGACCAAGAACCGGGCATAGAGACAAGGAAGATATTGACAGCACTGAGAGACGACCTATTCATCAATGAACTAGCGGTAGAATACAATACCTTGTTCTTCACAGGATTGAGAAAGGTGCTTTCTGAACAGACCTATGTTGATTGGATGTTCAAAACTTCATTCATAAATGTTAAAAATTCAGTGAGGGAACTGGACCAAAGAAAAACTTACACCACTGGCACAGACAGTTGGATAGAGAGTTACATCAACGAAGTAAAACCGTTCCACACAAAATTAAGGGAATACACACTAGGCTATGACAAGACGGAGACTCAAGACGGAATCTACACAGACTTCGACAGTCCGACATTCTATGATGCCAGTACAGGCAAGATCAGATCACTTAACGTCGACAGCGACACAGACAAGTTGACAGAGTATCCATGGCAGATGTGGAACGACTATCACAAAAAATATGTACAGTCGATCACGGTCACATCTGGTGGTTCTGGATACGAGGTCGCTCCAACAGTATCTATACTGGGAGGAACCACAGGATCAACAGGACCTTTCCAATTACAGGCTACAAGTTCTTCGGGTGCCACAAGCGGAAGTTTTGGTTACTACTTCCCATTATTCACAAGCGAGAAGCAGGCGGAGATACATGATTCACAGAATGGTGGTTCTGGCACTACTAAATCTTACACGTTTGACGGTTACGACGGAACATTCTATGGCCCAACAGCATCCGTCACTGAAGCACAATCATCGAAATCAACTTTATACAAGATGTATGTGACTCCAAGCACAACGGCGGCGACTGCCACAGCGATCATACAAGGTGGCGTGGTTACAAAAATCAATGTCACCGGAATAGGTGCCAATTACACAACAACTCCTACCGTGGTGTTGACGGGTGGTAAGACTGACGGTACCACACCAACAGATACAGCCAAAGCATACGCTAACCTAAACAATGACCTTGTGAGGGACTTTGATACAACGATCAAGTTTGACAGGATCGCAAGTACATCTAGTGTGGTAGATTGGGCGGCCAATACAACTTATGAATATGGTGCTCTTATAAGATACAAAAACGAACTGTACAAAGCAACAAACAGATTTACATCCACTTCGGATTTTGATGACAATATCAATAGTTTGTACAAGTACACAGGAGACGAAAGAGCTCTTAATGCCGCTGACAGAATAAAAGGATTCTACACACCAGGATCTGGAATGCCAGGCAATGAACTGGATCAAGTGATGACAGGTGTTGACTACGGTGGCACAATGGTCACAGGCCTATTATTCAACCAGGAAGCGGGTTGGGACAGATCGGGTTGGTATGACTTCCCGTGGGACAACTACGGTGACTCGAGGGTCAAGGCGTTCAGGGCAGACGGATCAACGGCATCATACACATTTGACACTGCTCCGGCGAGCAATGAAGTTTATCAAGTTTACATCACAGCGGATGACAGCACAAGGAGAAAATTGAGTGATGTGATCAGGGGCGATGGTTCGACAGCGACATTTACAATCAGCGAAACACCAGACGGTGACGCCCTTGTTGAATTCATACCATTCGACGATGACGGAGTTCTTACTCCAACAGACGATAGGACGTTGGATTCGATAGTGAAAGGCGGACTATTCACGTCAGCATTGGGACATGCACCTAGCGACATAGTGTTGGAAGGTGATGGATTTGTTACACCTGACACAAGTTACGCACCGGAAGAGACCGTGCCAGGACAAATTTTTGACACACTAGACATCAAGGTCTACACCTCACCGGAATCAGGTGTGCCATTCATAAGTGAAATGAATCACGTAGGTAATGGTAGCACAACAACATTCAGCATAGGAGATTATCCTGGTTCATTGGGATCAGTCACTGTATCTGTTGATGGAGTGGTCCAAAAATTAACAACGAACTATTCAATCAATGTAGCGAATAAGACTATCACATTCACTTCCGCTCCAGCGAATCACAGCGTCATATCCACTAGGGTGTTTGCGATATCAGGTGAGAACTACAGGGTGCTTAATGCATTCACAGGAGATGGTAACACGACAACTTTCAAAACATCAACGAGGGGCGAATTCAATCTAGATTCAACATCGTCAGACATTTATGTCACAGTTGATGGTGTGCCAACCACAGCATACACAACCACAACTAGGGCAAACACAATCACAGTTGTTTTCAACACCGCACCGGCGGCAAGTTCATACATCCAGATAGCAGG